TTTTATGGGTTGAATTTGCACTATCTGCCACTGCAACTACGCGCACAATTAATGGACTCGCTATATGATATTACTACAAATAGCAGATATGATGAGAGTACAAAATTGAAACTTTCATATGGTGTGCTAAAAGGTGCTGAAAAATTTAAATTATTTCAACCTACATTTAAGCGATATCTAAGTAGTAATGTAAGAAGTAGATTTATTCAGATTCAACCATCTGAGTGGGACATTGCGCTATTTCTAAATACAGAACAATTCGTTGGTGCTTCTAAGACAAAAGTCTGGGCAGATTCTAAGAAAATCATAAGAGGATAACGGGTATGTTTAATATATCTGAATTCAAGGCAAGAATGGATAGACACGGGGGACCTGGTAGATCAAGCCTTTTTGAAGTTGCGATATCAGCAACTAACCGAAGAGGAGAGGTCATCGTACCTGGTGTTATCTCAACAGATGATCTTAGATTTTTCTGCCAAACTGTATCAATGCCAGGCATTAACTTGGAGGTAATGTCCTACAAGCCAAGTGGAATTGGGTTTTCGGAATCAATGCCGATGAATTCATCGCCAGACCAATTAAATGCTGTCTTTATGTTGGATAGCAATCACCGAGTTATAACATATTTCCATAGATGGATTTCATCTGTAGTTAATATTAGCGGAAACCGTGGCGATAATACCAACGGCCTGGCGCCGAAACTTATTGAATATAAGGATGCCTACTCAGCATCAGAACTTACTATACGGCATTATTCTACACATAATCCTTTTCAGTTTTATGAATGTCGGTATGAAGGAGTTTACCCTACTCAGGTAAGCCCAATTGATCTTAGTTGGGCCTCAAACGACTCGCCGGCAACAACTACAGTCAATTTTTCATACAACCGAATGATATACTCTGGCTTTTCTGATACAAATTTTGAAACATCAAGCACATTTATAGGAAGACAAAGATCTCAAATAAGAGGCAATACAATAGCCCAAACAATACAATCGTTTAACAGCAGTTTAGTAGATGATCTAACCTCTGTACCATTTTCGTAATAAAGGAGACTACATATAATGGCACTACCTAAAATTGACCTTCCAGTTTACCAATGTGAACTTCCATCCACTGGCAAAAAGATTAAGTTCGTGCCCTTTACCGTAAAGGAAGAAAAAATACTTCTCACCGCGCAGGAATCTGGCGAAACCGAACAGATGATGATTTCAATTAAGCAAATTTTAAATAACTGCTTAGTTGAAAACACTATAGATGATCTTTCTGTTTTTGATATTGAATATCTCTTGATCCAACTAAGATCAAAATCAGTAGACAATGAGATTGAATTCGAAATAAAGGATCCTGAAACTGATGAAACTGTGAAACTTAAATTAGATCTTGGTTTAGTAAAAGTATACAGAAATGAAGCGCATACCAATAAAATTAAAATATCAGATCAATATACCTTATTTTTAAAATATCCAACCATCGATCAATTTGGTGAATTGCTAGGCAATGAGCAACAAACAGCCGAGGATAGTTACACTATAATGATTGCATGTTTAGATAAACTTGCTTCTGAAGAAGAGGTATATAACTTTAAAGATTTTCCTCAAACTGAAATTAATGATTTTGTAGAAAGTCTACATGCAGATACCATAAAGAATATTAAAAAATTCTTTGATACTATGCCTAAAGTAAGACACGAAATCGCATATAAAAACTCAAAAGGTGTGAATAAGATTTTTGTAATGGAAGGAACGCAAACTTTTTTTATCTAATGTTGAGTCATACTAATTTGTCATTGTATTATCAGAAGATTTTTGCCATGGCTCAACATCATAAATATAGTATTACAGAATTAGAACAAATGATCCCATATGAAAGAGACATTTATTTTGCGTTGTTGGTTGACTTCATAGAAAAACAAAGAGAAGAACAAAGGAATAAGCAATAATGGCCGAACCGACATTGAAAGACGTAATAGAACGGCTAAAAACCGAAGGTCAGCTCGTACGTAATACTGGTACTAATTCAATTAAAGCAGCAAAAGATATTTTAGTTGATATATCAGCATCATTATTTGACCAAACAAATATACTACGAGAGATGTTGGATCTCAATAAGCTTGTGTATGAAGAAGCCGAGCAAAGAAGAAGACTTGGGGTAGCAAATAGAAGCGATATACTACCAAGCCCAGCACCTGCTGCAGCAAGCGACTCACCCGCACCTGCGGCAACACCTGGTCTTGGCTTTGATAGTTTGCTTGGCAATCTTTCAAAATTAGGTCTAATATTAGGTGGTCTTGCAGTAGGTATCGGTGCCACAATTGGTGTAGTTAGCGGACAATTAAAAGCAATACAAGCATTTTTCCCAAAAACATCTGCTGCAATAATAAAATTATTTGATGATCTAAGAATATCAATTGCATCTCTTTTCACTAGATTTAGATCATCAATTTCTAATCTTTTTACAAGAACTATTAAGATATTTGATGATTCACTTGCGTTTATTAGAGGTATTTTTGCAGTCGACTCAGATTCTAGAATAGCAAAGATACTAACCTCAATAAAAGGCTATATCAGCAGTATCATAAGGCCGTTTATAGTCGCGGCCGATGTTTTAAAAGATATAGTAAAGACCGTTACGCCTCTATCTGGTGTATTTTCTTCTATTCGTTCATTATTTTCAACATTCGGAAGTAGCATTGCAGGAGTTGCAGGTACAGTGGGTAAGTTATTTGCGCCTATTGCGATTATAATAACAGTATTTGATACAATTAGAGAAGGTCTGAAAGGATATGCTGAGGGGGGTATTTTAGGCGGCCTAGAAGGTGCGCTTCGCGGCTTTCTTAATTCATTGATTGGTGCTCCACTGGATCTCTTAAAGAATATTATATCATGGGCCACGCGCAAATTAGGCTTTGAAAATTTTTCAACTATATTGGATAGTTTTAGTTTTGGGGAGCTGTTTACTAATATGGCGGCGTCACTCTTTGACGGTATTGCAAAGGCTTTTAGTGTGATAGGCGACCTATTCTCATTCGGTGAAGATGACTTCACTGCCCTGGGTATGTTAGGAAAATTGACGGATTTGGTTTTTGCACCTGTAAATATGGCAATAAATTTTGTAAGAGGTATATTCGGATTTGATGACTCTGAAGAGCCATTTAAATTACAGGACTGGATAAATGAAAAGGTAACTGAAATATTCGATTGGGTAAAAAACCTGTTTTCATTTTTACCTTCAGTTGAGGATATTAAAGCAACACTACTTTCATATCTACCAGAATGGATGAAGCCAGATTCAGTTAATCAACAGAGACAGGAAATTGCACAGGAAATAAATCAGCAGCGCCAAATGATTGCCGAAGGCGATGAGCGTAATTGGCGAGGCAAAAAAAGGGAAGCAATTATACAGGAACTAGAGGAAGACCTTTCATCGCTGCCTCAGTATAATAAGGGTAGCCAAGGGTTTGTAGATTTTGGTATGGGAACACCTGCTGTTCTGCATGGCATAGAAGCTATAGTACCCAAAAATACACCTGCTGGTGCTTTTTTGTCTACTAATTTTGATGAAAATTTTAAACCAATTACACAGCGAATTGAAACCGTGCAATCATCTGCAATATCTAATACATCAGCACCTATTATTATTGCATCAGCACCTACCATAGCCCCGGTCAATAATAATGTTAGGGGAAATACCAACTATAGCAGCCAGAGAATAACATCTGTTGGCAATGGTCCGGGAAGCTCTGGACTTGGTAGATTTGCAAATTAAAAAGGGGAGCATATATGCTCCCCTTTTCTTATTCTGTGAGAAACTTCTTATCGGCTAGCTTTGTGATAGGAATTTTTTGGGGCTTCTTTTCATCTGGGATATTGTCGACTAACTTAACAATCAACATGCCTTTATCAAGTGACACAGATTCAACTTCTATTGCATCAGATAGCGTGAACTTTCTTTCAAAAGCTCGTTCAGCAATACCTTTGTGAATGAAATTGATACTCGGACCTGCATCCTGTACCGAACCTTTGATTGTAAGTATGCTATTATGCAATTCAATATCAATCTGATCTTCATCAAAACCAGCCACCGCTATCTGGATTGTATAATGGCCTCTAGCTGCCTTTATAATGTTATACGGGGGATATTTTTGTGATATTGGCATTTGCTCATTTGCGCGGCCAAGTAATTTATCAAACCCAATGAAAAATGGGTCAAGTTCTGTCTTTAGATATGTCATCAGTTTTCTCCTTATTAAGCGAGTTTTGTTAGTATGGGCCGTCATATAACCAGCCCGTGATAAAGCAGGAACCCCTAAGGCATTCCTGCAATTATTTATATCAGTTTAGTCTTTTTTGTTGATAAAACCGTAAAGTTCTTGTGCTTTATCCATGATCTCTTTTGGAGAGTACATCGCAGGCTTTACTGCTTGGGTTTGCTTGATAAGTTCCTCAGCAGATTTGCCCCAGTTCTCAGCCATGCTATTGATAGTACTCCAATAAGCATTCGATGTCTCATTGTATTGCTGATCCATGATTTCCTTGGCCATTTTTAGAACTTCAAGGCGTATTTCATATGCATTCTTATTCATTTGTATCACCCTTCATTTTCATACCAAGCTGTTCTACTTTCTGGTCCATTTCCTTAAGCTGTGCTTTGAAGAAATTACCAGTGTATTCGTTTAGTGCTGCTGAATAGGTATTCCAGCCAGTTACCTTTAGATCAATAAAGGCATCTGTAAATTTTTTGTTGTGCTTCATAAGCTGATCAAAATTGTAGATCATTATAGTCTCCTTTGTGTGTATTTGTGTTGCGGATGAGAAGGCACCGGCGACCTATTCTATTTATGCGACTCCTGTTGAGCCCATGCCGCCATCACGATCAGTCTTTTGCTTTGGCTTTGTCTTGCTTTCGGATAAGGTATATGTCACAGTCTTTTCCAAAATACCTTGTGCGATTCGATCGCCATGATATAGATTGATAGGAGTATCACCCATGTTATATAACATAATATATGTAGGGTCGATATAATCTGAATCGATGATTGCAACATTATTTGCAAGGGCCAGCCCAAACTTTAGAGCCATACTCGAGCGTATATATAGTTTCAATACATGCTTAGACGGTATATCAAAAATTAGCCCAGTAGGTACTAGTGTTCTGAATTGTGGCTGAATCTGAAATGTCATCTTTCCATTGGATGCCATACGAACAGGTAGATTCATTTCTTTATTATGTGGATTAAATGCCTTAATTAGGCTACCTTCGGTTAGACACGCACGAAGATCAAACGCGGCTGATCCTTCAGTTGCAAATGCAGGCAATTCAGCTGCGGGATTATCAATGTAAACTTTCATAGTGTAGTTCCTTTCAACGTTTCTTTCCGATATTATATTTTGACTCTAAAGACCATTCGGCTTTTTCTTTATGAGATAGTATCTTGATTTGGCTTAATGGGGCAATAGGATCTTCAATCCGTGAGGAATCCAGAACCTCTAGTAACTTCCATTCTTCTAATAGATTCACAATTGTATTGCGGCGAGCAATATCATCGTCGGTAAGATTATTTTCCTTACCATCTAGGATGAACAATTCCTTAAAATGCAAAATTGAATATCTGCCCTGTTTGTGCAGAATATGACAGGACTGATATAGCTTTTTGTCTTTTTTGGATGCTATACCCACACGAGTTAATGTTTCTTTTATTTTTAGAAAATTATCAGGGGACGGCAATATAATCTCTACACCTACCCCTCTGAATATATCTTGGCCCATTGTATTGATCACCTTTATTTTTATTGTTATAGATCACTTATTTGTTCCACCTTTGGATACCTTGTTATTTATAACTATAAGTTCTTCGGGCGGCAGAACCTTGATATATTGCTTAGCGATCAACCTATTGCACTGATAATATTCTTGAATTGCATCGAGATCACTATCCTTTTCCAATTTGTGCCATTTTGACCTGCGGTCGCGAGCTCTAAGTGAGCCTAGGTAATAATGATATTGAGCACCTTTAAACAAGTGATGCCGCATATTCATTTCGTTTGCATGTAGAACAGTATCACTATGTAAAGCAAAGCCTCTATTTACAATATATGGGTTGTATTGTTTTTCGATTACATCAGGCTGATCATCTGATAAAATTAGGTTTTTCTTATTCTGTGATACGCTATTAATAAAGTCAAAAGGTGTGTACTTAGTAGTAATTCCAACCTCTTCATCGAATTTATCACGTTCAGCCTGTTTAATCTTTGCTTCTTCGATTGCTGCTAGCATATCATATTCGTCGTGGTTCATCATATACTTCCTCTACATTATCTGCCAATTGATTTAGATCCTTGGAACAATCCTCG